CTACAATGGCTTATAAGTTAAATATCCTGCAATACCGCCACCACCATCCTTCGGGTGGTGGGTGCCTTCCATCACGGCAACTGATGGAAAGTCGAAAGGTGAAACGTTCTCAATACACGCAACGTTAACACCATATTGTTCAGGGTTTGAACGGCGTTGATGGAAGGTGTAGATGCCGCAAACCGAGCAGAAAAAATGTACCGCTTGCTGGGTGTTAAAACGGTATTCGGTAAGCTTATCTTTGCCGCGAATTATCTCGATTCCAGACAGTGGTGCAGATACCGCAATGGCACCACGCATCCGGCAAAATGAACAGTTACAGCGGCGCGCGGTATTAAACCCATCGCTAAGTTCAACGGTAAAGGCGACGGTACCACAATGGCATTGAGCAGGCATTTTTTGGTTCATAGCAACCCCGAGTGTGATTTCTGACTTTCATTATCTTAGTGCGTATCGGGCACAAGGCATCACACAGAGGCCGTTTTTTCGCGTCATGTTTTGCGACAAAGGAACAATTTTTAAGGAGGGATTGAAAACAATGATGGGATTTTAATTAATTTGACTTGTTATTTGTCTAGAAAGCTAGAAACCGTGTCGTGAAATATTTGATAACGGATTGATTTTAATGGTACGCCCTACAGGATTCGATATTAACCACTAATAAACTGTATTTTATGTAGCTTTTTTCATTCGATAATTCACAACACCCCCAATAATACCCCCATATACTTTTTCTCCCCTACATATCTTATAAATTGCGACCAGTAGATTGGTTACATAGCCGGACAAAACATAGCCAAATTTTTCTACTTTTCACAATCTCAAAATTCTCTCTATATAAGCAGAAAGTGGTCGGTTAGGTTGGTTAAGTCGGTTATTTAATCTAATACACTGATAATTATAGATAAATTTTCCGCAATTTACCCGACTTGGGGGTCGGTTAATAACCGACGAAGGTAGGTTAAGTTTAAGTTTGATGTGGTGACTGGATCAAAGATATGGCCTCTGGAGTAGCTGGATGGACTACTGTTGAGTTCCCAGACCAAAAGATAGTGATGAGGCGGGATAAGGCTGAAGAGCTGATGAAGGCGCTCAAGAGAGCGATTGATTATGTTGATGCAGGGATCGAGTACTCCTTCAGCTAACCCATGCAATATAAGGAACTTTGAGCTAAATGCGTAGTATGGGGCAACTGTTAAATCATATTTGAAACCTAAGCTTAAAAATCGATGCGAATCCTCTTTACAAATTTTTATCTATTACGTATAGAATGTGTTTGTTTTCTCTAGTGTGTACTGGTGTGGTAAAATCCTGCGCCTTTAAATTCAAATCAACCCAAAAAAGCAGTCAAATTATGAACAACGGAATACTGAACGAGCGCTTAACAGAATCCCTAGTGAGAGATAAATTTAGAAACCTTGGTTACTATAATAGTGAGGATCTATCTGTTGAAGAGCAGCGCTCATCTATTCCTAGAGTCGATAAATTACTACAAACCGCCTCTAAAAAAGGCTCAGGAAAGGGGTACCCAGAATTTATTATAACCTCAAAATCTGAGCCCGATTTTGTTTGTGTAATAGAATGTAAGGCCGATGTAAAAAAACATATGAGCCCTGCGTTAAATCGCTATGCGGATTTTGCTGTTGATGGCGCAAAATTATATGCTGATTATTTATCTAAAGAGATGGATGTATTATTCATAGGTGTTAGTGGCCAATCAGAACGTGATGTTAGAATATCACACTTTCTAAAATTAAAAGATGAAAAAGGAATTACCCCTGTATTTGACAAGGATATATTATCTTTTGATGCATACATCGAACAATATAAAAAAATAAGATTCCGTGTTGACTATGATAGTTTGATGAACTACGTCCGAGGTTTGAATAAAAAACTTCATGCCAAAAAGATACCTGAGAATAATCGGGCTATATTATTTAGCGGAATTCTACTGGCATTGGAGGACGAAACCTTCTATAACTCATATGCTAGCTATAAAAGCGCATCACGACTCAGTGACTTCTTAGTCGATAGTATAGTTCAGAAGTTAGAATATTCAAATATACATCCAACAAGAATATATGAAATGCAACAAGCATATAATTTCATCAAAACCCATACCGCTTTAATTGATGAGGGTTACATTCTTGAATTAGTGAGGGAAATTCATAATGAAATTCGCACATTCATTAAAACCAACAACTATTTTGATATCATTAGTAGCGCCTATGTTGAGTTTCTAAAATATGCAAATAACGATAAAAAATTAGGTATTGTATTAACTCCACCTCATATAACAGAACTTTTCTGTGACTTAGCCAACATCACTAAAGATAGTGTCGTACTTGATAATTGTTGCGGAACTAGCGGTTTTCTTGTAGCCGCAATGCAAAGAATGGTTGATGAGGCTAAAGGTAATAAAGAAAAAATATTAAATATTAAAACAAAACAACTTATTGGGATTGAATACCAAGATCACATATTTACCCTTGGTGTTTCTAATATGATTATACATGGCGATGGAAAAACAAACATTATCAAAGGCGATTGTTTTAGTCGAATTGGCGATGTGAGAAAATACCACCCAACAGTTGGTTTCCTGAATCCACCTTATAACGACACTACTGGTATCAATGAACTAAAATTCATATTAAATAATTTATCAGCAATTGAAAAAAATGGCTGCGTAGTGGCCATCGTTCCTATGAGTTGTGCTCTATATCAGTCTGGGGAAGGGGCCGAATTAAAAAGAAAATTACTTGAAGAGCACACCCTTGAGGCTGTTATGTCAATGCCTGACGATTTATTCTACCCTGTTGGGGTTGTAACTTGTATTATGGTATTTACAGCACATCTACCACAGTCTATATCAAAACGAAAGACTTGGTTTGGTTACTGGAAAAATGATGGTTTTGTAAAAACCAAGCAGCAAGGGCGTACTGACTCTCACGGGAGATGGAGTGAAGTTCGTTCTAAATGGATTGAATCGTTTCGAAACAGAGAAGTTCATCCTGGCGAAAGTGTAATGCACCACGTTTCTGCAACTGATGAATGGTGTGCTGAGGCATTTATGGAGACAGATTATTCATCGATTACTAAATTAGATTTTGAATTGGCTGTTAGGAACTACTCTATATTTAGAATGCTAGAAAATAGCAAAAAACTGTCTAATTTAGATAGTGGTGATGAAGAATGAAACTAGTCCCTCTTGAATCTATCTTTCATATTTTTTATGGTGTGAATTTAGAGTTAAATAAACTCATTCAAGATGTAAACGGGTTGAACTTTGTATCAAGAACAGCCAAAAATAATGGGGTCTCAGCAAAAGTTAAACCTTTAGCAACAGTTGAACCGATACCTCCAGGTACAATTACAGTGGCTGGTGGCGGTTCTGTTTTGGAAACCTTCTTGCAACAAGAACCTTTTTACTCAGGCAGAGATTTATATTGCTTATCAGCTATTCAGCCAATGTCTGATGTTGAAAAGCTTTATTACTGTGCTTGTATTCGTGCAAATAAATATCGCTATAATTATGGGCGTCAAGCAAATAAAACGTTACGCTCTCTTTTAGTTCCTGATAGGGGCAGTATTCCTAAGTGGGTCTATCGCACCAGCTTAGAACAAACATCTGGGTTAGATAGTCCTGAGTCAGCATGTACGATTACATTGACTGATGTAGAACTATGGAAACCCTTTAAATATTCTACGCTCTTTGAACTTGAGAGGGGGAAAGGGCCTAGAAAAAAAGATTTAGATGGGAATGGTATAGTTCCGTTCATAACATCTACCGACTCTAATAATGGCTTAACTGACTATACGAGTATGGAACCTTGCCATAATGGTAATGTTATAACTGTCAATCGTAATGGGAGTGTAGGCGAAGCCTATTATCAGCCAATCCCTTTTTGCTCAACTGAAGACGTTCATGTTTTTACACCAAAATTCAACATGGACTCTTATATAGCAATGTTTCTTATCACCTTAATAAGAAAGGAAAAGTTTAGATTTGGGTATGGGCGGAAATGGGGACTCGAAAGGATGAAAAACTCAGTGATCAGGCTCCCAATAACTCCTAACGGTGATCCTGATTGGGAATATATGAGAAATTTTATCAAATCTTTACCCTTTAGCTCACAACTACAGTGAAAGATTAGTTTTATTCATACAGCTATGAACTTCAAACACATAGCTGTATGATGTAGACTTATCCTCCTGAGGCCTGACATTATCCATTTGAATCACTTAAACGCATTAGCGATCCACTGGTATTGTCACTGCGCCGGAGTCTTGCATACGCTCCGGCGCAAACCTAATTACTCTTCTGCGATTTGTCCTTGTGCCAGTTCTTCCTGCGCTACCTCTTGTGCGCGATTCCAGATCGAGTCCTGTGGCATTTCTACACGAACGGAAAGGAATTGATCTGCCGGAATGTCTACAGGCTCAGCCTCTTTTACATCCTCTCTTTCGTTACGGGCAAACTTTGGCGCATTCGGGTATGTGCGATGGTACGTTTTAATCAGGATTGAACCATCTGGATCAATTTCATAATCAAGCCATAAGAGGCGCTGTCCGTTCCTGTCTTTTGGTACATCAAAACCACCGTCAACGCCGCCCCATGTACCATCAGAATTCATACCCAGTACATTCGTAATTTTATATATACCGCGACCTTCTCGTGTAACGCACGCCCCTTCTGATTCTGCATTTGTTTCAAAGCAGCCATCATTGAAGATTTTTATTACGGGAGAAGCCGCTTTTAGCGTTCCATCTGAAGTTTTTGTGGTGTTTCCTGTGGTGTAGAGAGTTACTGAAGTTTCTGTGCTCGCTCCACTCACATATGTTCTAGCAATTAATGTCGCTGAGGCATCAATGAATAACTGCATGACTCTCGGCGTTCCAGTGTTGTACACACCGTTAAATACCACCCCAGATCGATTACCGAAGGCGGGGTCGCTACCACCGCCGTAAAGCAACCAGCCGCTAGTAAATACGTTTCTTGGCGTTGCTGTATACTGCGCCGAACCACCAAGACCAAACCCCCCGACTACTACAGCCCTTCCTGGTGTTGAATCTAATCCGGTAGTTTGAATATCTCTGGTGGAAGCGGTGCCAAGATCTGAGCTATTTGCTTTTTTATTTAACTCAGTTGTAAAACTATTCCATGCGGGGCCAGTATAAGTGCTACCGTCAGGCAACCTTACCGTGATAGTCCCTGTTCCGCTGAATACCTGCTGCCAATTCTGTTTGTCATAATTTAGCCCACGCAATGCCTGCGCTGTTTCTGCTGCAAGTTGCGCAGTAATAGCATTCATTGCATCTCTCGGCACTGCTGACCATGCAGCTCCTGCTTGAGATGGTCCGTCATAATTTTTGAGCAGCGTAACGCCGGTGGCACTATTTACGGTTTTAACTGGCAGCGTATAGGTCACTCCACCCACGACAGAGACGATAAAGTCCCCTGCCTTTAAATCTGTGGTAAACGCCGTTCCTGCACCCGATACTGCTGCAGAGTTATTTGTTAAGGTTATTGTCCCGGCTGACATAATGGCCTCTAAATTTATGAAATAAAAAACCCGCACTCGGCGGGCTTATGGATTTTTAGGATTTAGACGTTGTGGTATAGAGTGGCGTCAAGTATTGGGCAAGGGAGTGGATAGTTGGCAATATTTGGAGTGGCGCCGCCCGTATTCAGACTGGTGTACTGATTTCGAGCTGACCGGCCAGATCCCACGTTACGACCATTTATCGTGAAACCCCGAATGGGTATAGTCCATAGGCCATTATTGATGGCGTCATAACCGCAACGTCCCAGCGGTATCATTGGCTTATCTACGCCAGTATCGACGGTACCCGTTCCAATGTTTTTCGTTGTTACTTTTGAGAATGGAATATGTGCACTGCTATATACCAATCTCCCAGACTTATTCCAGATTGCTAGTCCATACTTTGGTAACGTCAGATTTGGGACCTCTCCGAACGCTGTGAGGTAAAGGGTCGTTGCAGCCGTTGATGAGATAGTTTTATCTGCATGGTTCATTTCAACCACGGCAGATGGATTACTCCACCATCCAAATACCGCATCTCCTGATCCGGCTATATCTGATACGTTAATCGTCGCATTAGCTGCAATAGAGCGCACAGCATTGGCACGAACGTAGCCAAGTTTAGTCGTATCCGTTATTGCTTGTGGCGACGCACCGCCAAAGAAAGCAATGCCATAAGCATCGGTATTTTTAGGGAACGCTGTAATCTGATAAACGCTAATAGAGAGTTTAGCCTGCTGGGAACCAGGCGCATTGAGTTTAGTATTGAAATTTATAATTAGATTATCACCACTTCGCGAAAACCCTGTGGTACTGACAAAATCTACCCCCACATAAGGTGAAGGCGCAATAATGGCAGCGGTGGAAACGTTATAAATTAGTACGATCTGCGAGGACGCGGGAACCCCAGACAAAACATTGAACGTCATCGAACTAGCGTTCGTATAGTCAAGATTGAATTCAAGCTTTGTGACGAAAGACATCATGCCATTCGCCACATCAGCAACATTAAACATTTTACCTGTATTAGGGTTTTTTACGTTTAGGCCGTATGCCATATTCGCCCCAAAATAAAAGGTGGCCTAAGCCACCCACAGTTATTACCAAACACCCGTTATTCTTCCGAATTGCACTTGAACAACACCATTACCATCTCTAACCGTTATGGTTTCATTGGTCTGCTTCATTGCCCCCTGACCCGGTGTACTACCGTAGTTCTCAAAGGTGCCATTTCTAAAACCAATTCTTAACCCAACGCTATTCTCAACAAAGTTATCTGATTGTAGATAGTCGGCAATTTTTGCCGAGCCTATAGAAGCTTTTTGAATAAATGCGTCATCGATGAACACCTGCCCATTAACAGCTGCAAACGGTGAGTACTGGGTATTACCGCTTCCGCTCATTAGAACAAACTGATCGGCATTGAACCCTATGCGAGTAACAACTGGTTTCCCTGTCGGTGCCAACACGGCTATCGACATACCTGCATTATAAAAAACACCATTTATGCGAACGCCAGCTTTAAGAGCATGAATTGCCGTTGCACCATCAGCATCTACAGTTGCCGTTAGCTTGTCTTCAAGGACAGAGGTCACATCCTCAAACTGCGCCTGAACCTGAGTTTTCATCTCGGCCATAGCCCTATCAACTTCTGCAATCGTTGTCTTTACTACCAGAATATCTGCACGAACCTCACCGTATTGTGCCCACTGATGCTCTACAGTAGCGTTATTGGCTAGTGCATTTTGCATGATACCTTCAATATTCGTATCAATATCGCTGGTTAGCTTCTCACCATCTTCAGAGGTGAGAAATTCATCCCCAATACCATCGAGATAATCCCCCGCGTTACCGTTTGACGCACCACGTATCCACCCCGTCCAATCCCCTTGATTACCAGTACGATCAACAAGGCGCGCACGATACCAAAACTCTTGCCCAGCCTTTAATCCAGTTTGCGTATAGCTTCGCTGTGGATAAGGAATATCAGAAAGCAACATGGCATCACCACCGCCAGCGGTTGTGGAGTATTGAATTTCAGTTTTTAGCGTATCCCCAGCACCATCTGGAAATCCCCAAGAAAGCAAAACCCCCCACAATAGTGGATCAGCCTTGAAACCTACAGGCAACGGCGGCTTTCCTTCTTTCCCGTTAAGCTGCGTCTCAAGTGACGTTGCCCACAGCGAAGAAATATCGCTGGCGTTGATAGCACGAACGCGCACCAAATAGCGCCCCGCATAGATGTTAGGAACCTCAAAACCCAGCGCCGAGGTGCGAGGGACTGATACCCAGTTACCGTTATCTTTTCGCCACTCAGCCTCATAAGCGATCGCATTCTTCACCGCGTTCCACGTTGCGCGCAGCGTGGTAACGGCTATCCCCTGATTGATGCTCGAGTAGCTGGTAATAAGAACATTTTCTGGCGCCACCTGAACACCCGGAGGAATAACAGAAATGGGACGTTCGTCTATGCGTGCGCCGGTATCAATCCGCGCATATTTGTCCGGGTCATGGTAAGCCCCAACGATGGTGTATGTGTTATCGTTGTTGTCTGCCACACTCACAACGCGATAGAGCTGCACAGCGAGTTCGTCTGCATCAACCGCCCATACTGATTCGGCCTGCGGAGTTTCACTGTAGCTTGTTGTCACCGTGACAAGGCGACCATTTACCGATTGCACCGTTCTGGCCTGACTGATACCAGAGGGTAAATTAACGATCAGACGGTCACCGCTCTTAATGTCTGGCTCGCGGTCGAGGCGAACATTTCGCCCTTCAACGCTGCTAATGCGGCCTCCCATGACTCGCCCGGAGAGCATCTGATCGGCAACGCCAATAATATGCCCCGGAAACGGGATTAAGCCATCGAGTCCCACGGAAAACTCAACCGTTCTGTCTTGGCTATTACTCAATAATGCCCAGCGGCCACGGCGATTAGCTTCGCTTTGACGCGTACAACCAATGGCAGTGATCTCCGTCTGGTTCACCCCGTAGCGGCGTACTAATGCATTTTCGAACACCGACTCGACAGCATCGGCATAATGATTGGCTGGGTCTGACCATCCCACCATGGCGGTGGTGTACCGCGTGCGTTCGCTCGAGGCTGAGTATGCAAACTTCCCATTGATAACGTTGGCGCGCGTGTAGGTGTAATCCAAGTCTCGCGGCATATCTGCCAGTGTCACAATCTGATTTTGCCCGTAACATGTCATACCGCGGAATATCGCGGCAAAGTCCGTCAGAACGGTCCATGCATCTTCACGCGACTGAATGTACACATCACACTTAAAGCGCGGCTCCATTCCTCCACCGCCGCGACCATCGGGCACCAGTTGATCACAATACTGCGCGATGCGATAAAGCTCCGATTCATCCACCTGCGTGGAGTCAATACGTTGGCCCAAACCGTAGCGATCAGAGATCAGGATATCGTAGAACACCCATGCAGGGTTATCAGTCCATGCCCACTTGAACCCGCCCGCCCAGACACCAGAATATTGCCGCGTTACTGGATCATAATTATCCGGCACTCTGACAATCATCATCTTGGGTCGGCATGTCACTTTAGGGATGTTTTGAAACTGCTTAGCGTTAAATTCTACGTAGAGCAGCGCAGTGTTTGGATAGCGTAATTTGGCATCGATAACTTCAGTGTAAGCCTCAACGTTCATCGTATCGGCAATACGACCGCTATTAGCGTTGGCAGTTAGACGACGAACACGCAACTGCCAGCCGGTTGTCGCTGTGGGTAAGTCAATACGGTGGCTGCGCTCATATAGCGTTGTCGTTTTACCATCAACGGCAGATTTGAGCACCTCACGATATGCGCCACCGTCCGTGGCCACATCGATAGCGTATTCAATTTTGTAGCCATTCACATCATCATTATCTTTTTGCTGCTGTAATGCAGGCCAGCCGAACCGCAAACGCACTGCCGATAACTGGGTATTGTTAACCGCGCGCACCCACGGCGCCGAGCTCTTAAGTTCGGTACCGATGGTGATTTCATTCTCAACAGCAGGGACGCCTTTGATATATTCCTGCGATTGGGTGCCGGGGCGAAACTCCCAGCTTACCCCCTCAAAATTCGAGCTACCGTCCTCATTGGTTAGTGGAGTTCCATCTAGGTAGATATTGGTACCATCAAGACCACCAGCCCATTCCCCCTCACCCAGCGCGAGCAATATTTTGGCAATGGCCATCGACTGGATACTATCGGGTGATTCAACAGGCGTATGCCCACCACCGCCGCCACCTTTATGGCCTTTAATCTCATTTATCATATTTCACCCATAAAAAAACCCGCCGAAGCGGGTCATGTGAATTGATATGCTTATTGCTGATCTTCGGTATATATCCCAGCGGAAATAACTGCCCCGCCGATCTCTCGCTCACCATAACCGATGGCAACCGGATTGCCCTGAGCGGTACTGTTAACAGGCCCCCCAAATGCATAGCTGGGTTTGTTGTCCGGATCTTGCCGCATTCGAATACCAGCCTGTTGGGGTGATAGCATTTGGACTACACCGCCGAGCGCCATAGATGCACCCGCCATGCCTATACTCAACGCTGTAGTCGATGTAACTAATCCAAAACCTATTGGCCCCATTGCCAGCGCAGCACCAATTAAAGCAACGCCTAAAATTGTTTGGAAAAGTCCACCGCGTTTATTTCCCATAATTACAGGAAGTAAATGAATAGGCTCAGAACCTTTAGTCATTTCCAATTCATCTAAGCCAACATTGCGTTTACCAACAAATACTGCAAACGTCAGTCCACGCTGATGAGCCTCCATTAAATATTTTTCGAAATTTGGAATTAAGTTTTTTGCGGCACTGATCATCTTAGGGACACTGCTGGCCCTATACGTAAATTCTTTTCCAAATTCGTTGATTAGTAATCCATGGAATATTAATTTTCTTTCGGGGAGTGTTATGAATGACATTTTATCTCCATAAAAAAACCCGCGATTGCGGGTTTATTTGCAGCTTAAGGCTATCTTCCTTAAGTCATCTTTTTTATACAAGCCACGAAGATATAACTTAATGCTCGACTCGTTTTGTTCCATTTTTGATATATCAGCTACAGCCAAGAAACTGTCCGTGTATACAGTTTTTCCTTCTGGTGCTGGTTGAATATATACCTTCATTGGGCCATCAAGAAGGCTCTGACTTTGCCATCCATATAGAATACATTCAGCCACAGCATCAGGCGATTTGCTCGAATTGAAAGAAGTATCCGGATTCTCTGATCTAATGTCAGATAGGTTTTTACATCCAACCAAACCCAATATAGCCAACACAACGATTGTTTTTTTCATATCAGCATCCCTTTAGTTAATGCTCAAAGGGTACCACAAGCTTTATTGGTTAATCAGGCTCATATGTCTGACTATCTTCACAGTTCGATCTTTCCAGTATCCACCATAAGGAACACGCTGACTCAACATGCCGTACATATGATGCAATAGCATCCCATCATCTAGCAGAATACCGGCATGATTCGCGACCGGCGCGGAGACCTGCATTATCACCATATCGCCCGATTGAGGTGGGCCACTAAACTCACGAAAACCGCATTCATACCAATTATCAAGATAGAGATTTTCACGGCCTGACTCCCACCATGGATAATCAACGCGGTAATCATTAAGCACAATGCCATGCGTTTGCCGGAAGTAGCTCATAACCAGCCCCCAGCAGTCGGTATGTCCCAGCACAAACGCACGACCCACCAGCGGCAATTCCCCACGCGGCATCACGGTGCGTAAGTCCCCTTCAGGATAACTCACGATATGCCACGGTATTGCCATTGCATCACACTGCGCCTTATCCAGCTCACTTGGCTGCGTGGTGGCATCGGGGTGACTATGCACAATCCCCGTTACGGTTCCCCATTCTTCTGCTGCAATATAATCCTCTGGAGATAAATGAAACTGCTCCGTGGGATTTTCCGCGATATTACGGCAGGGAAA